AGGTAGTTTCTTTTTCACTTCCACCACCGCACGTTCACTAAACAGCTTGTTTACATACTCCTTGAACTTGGGTATTTGATATTCATTCTTCAAGTCGAACAGCATACGCTAAAAAGGTAAATCGTCCTTTACATTGCCATTAGCATCAACCGGAGGCGGAAAGTTCTGCGGCTGTTGCTGATAGGTCGGTTGTGGCGCTGGCTGTTGTACCGATGTTGTTTGTTGGGATTGAGATACACCGCCACGCGCATCTATTTTGTAGCACCGAATAGATGCCATACGTTTGAGTTCTCCGTCTTGATTCGTCCAAGAACGCCCTTGTAAGACAAATGATACAGTAACAACATCACCCTGATTAAAGCGGTCAAGTTCTGCACACTTATCGCCTGAAAACTCTAAGGGAATAACATTCTCATACTCGCTACGCTCTCCCGTATAAGGGTCGTAAGTGGTAGCATCTAAAATGAACTCCCGTTTTGTAAACGAGGAACCACCGTTTTTGGATGGTATTTGAACAGTTTGTCCGATTTCGGTTATCCGTCCAGTTATTTGATTTGCCATAACCTAATATTACTGGTTCTTTTTATTACATATTGCAATCTCCACACATATCCACAAGGGAATCAAATTCTTCTCGTGAGTATTCAAATCCATTGATTACGATTACCTCGTTACCATTTTCGCCAAAATAAACTCCATCATTCATTTCCAAAGATTTTAGTGTCAGTTATCAATTTTCTGTTTTCTTCCAAGAACCGGACAAACTCTTCACAATGGTTAGTGAGGATTGGTATATCACGTTCAGGATTGAAAACGTATGTTTCTGTATAGGTATCTACCACATAACCGCCTTTATTAAACTCTACAATGTTGTATTCAAACGTCCGCACATCCGAACCGTTCTTCATCAAAGCGTATGGATAAACCAAATGTTGGTGGTGGTCTTTGAACTTCCCTACGGTATAGCTTCCAGTTGTTTTGATGTCGTGGACGCTGGCCGGCATCAGCTCATCAATTACCCCATAAACCAAAACATTGCCGTATGCGGTTGGAAGAATCGCTTCTACTCTTTGTTGGGTTAATGCTCCTTTGAAGTAACCGGAAAACTCTCGGCAAAGTGAGATTGGGAAAGTAAAAACACGATTATTATAGGTAGCTTTCAAACCTATAACCTCGTTGGTCTGAACCTCATCGTAATACAAAGGTTTACCTGTTTCATCACAAGCTCCTTCGCGTATTACCTTATATACCTTTTCAACCTGCACAGTTTCGGATTTCCGATTTTCAATCATACAGTCAATAACCTCATTAAAGGCTGTTCCCTTGTCTGCCGCTTCACTATCAAACGGTTTGCGGTTAATACGGTCTATCAGTTCTTGAAACTGCTTCTGCCGAAACTCGTCTTCCGTACATGGTGGATTCTCACTCCACCCATAATAACGCTCATATATGACATCGCTATTAAGGTAATTGAAGTAAGAATCCAATAATGTTGCATATATACGATAATTAGGCTGCATCTGAGTAGATTTTAGTTTCCTTATTGAATATCAGTCCCAAAGCCTTTACCTTTGCAGCAAATAAACTTCTCGCCATCACCAAAGAACTACCAACGTGTTCAAACTCATTAATATGAGAGGCGAACTCATTAGCGGACTTGGCATCAGTTATAAATTCGATACTTTCTTTGATTTCCTCTATCACCTTATCATACTTTTCCTGTGCCTCTTTCTTGGCTGCAAGCATACCCAAATACGAATTGATTATCTTGGCAGTGATAAAGTCGTTCTTTGCGGTTGGATTACCATTCTTGTCAAGGATAGTAGGAACCTCCATTACTGAAGGAAGATTGCAAGTATTCTTACCGTCATTTCTTGAAGTTGGGTCAAAAGTGATGGTACGTCTTTGGACGCCTCTTTCGCTTTTCATTTCAAGATAACCGAGCAAATCCAGTTCGGTAACGATAGAGTTGTAGGATTTTTCACGCAAGGCAGGGATAAACACCGTATCATCACCTTCTTTTCTTGTGTCGCGATGGGCAACGAAAATGATGTGCTTGTTAAGCCCCGAAAGTGTTCGTGTCATCCATGAAAATTCGGCATTGATACCGCTCCAATCCTTGATAGACGGTTGGCGGCTACCACATTTATAAGTAATGATGAAATCCATCATCTTACCGATTGTATCAACTACAATGGTCTGATAAGCAGACAAATCCTCCTGCAAGACCTGTTGAACATCACTCCATGAAGTGACCTGTACAGTATCTATGTTTTCCAAATGCGCCATATTCATACGCTTAACACCATTATCGAAATCCAATAATAACGGTTTCGGTGCGCTCAATGCCACTGTTGATTTTCCCATACCAGCCTGTCCGTAAATCATCATCTTTACAGTGGTAGGGATTACTAATTCATTTGATTTTTTTATAAGACTCATAATCGTAAATATTTAAAAGGTTAATCCAATTGTATCTCTCGCCATTATTCCGCTGACATTCGCCAGCGACAAGGCTTGTTTGATTTCTGTTTTTGAATAATAAAGGGGGGAATTTCGGCTTTCTCCTTTTCTGATAGGCTTTATCAGTTCTTTATTCACAAGTACATTGAACCGCTTCCAGTCTATTCGCATCATCCTTAGCCATTTCTTTACATCCCTCAATCGGATAAGGTCTTGTGCTGGCTCATATGCCTTGACCGCCTCCATATAACCAACCTGATAACTGTCTATCATAATGGATTGGATTTCTTCTATATTCATTCCGCCCTCCTTATTATTTCAATCCGTTCTACTCTTAATTCTCTTCCTCTTCTCATTTCGCTCTGTTCGTGATAAAGCGATAGAGAAAATATACATAGCAAACTATAAGCTACAGACATACGAACTGTTGGTGAAAAATCCATTGTAAGTTTCACACCGGCTATCCGTTCGTAAAGCATGGTAGCAAGCTCTCTCCCATTCCGTACATGCAATATATCAAAAGCCTTTTGCAACTGGTTGTTAATTGTGCTAACCGCCCGACATTTGATATTGGCAATTTCCTTTTTCTCATACCCTTGCGCATACATCCGTGCTGTAACCTCACATTCAGGGGTGAGTTCTGTAAATACCCGTTCCATAATCGTGTGAGCTAATGATTATTTCAGTCGTATAAGCGAAGAAAAACCTGGACAATCTGTTTTTGATACCCTATACATAATGTCAAGTTTTCCTTTCAACTTCTTCGTGAGCCGTGCTTCTTTGTTTCTTCGGGCAGCTTCCATTTTTATCCCAGTGTGCCGAGAGTCTTCAAAGGGGATTCGATATATATCCCCAACCTTTATACTATCAAATAACTTAGTTGTCTGATAGTTCTCATCTACTTTAATTTCCTTTATCATACGCTTTAATTTTGAAAAAAATAGTGGTGATAGCAGGATTTGAACCTGCATAAATTGCTAAGTTTATTGCCGAGCAACGCGTTTCCTATTCCGCCATATCACCGGAAAAAGGTGCGCTATCTTCACAGACGGTACACCCAGTACAAACACAAAATAAAACACGACAAAACAATTTTAACCACCCGTACAAGGGTAAAGGGGTAGCTTGTACTCAGCATCCCTCACGGCTTTTAGTACGGTATAGCACTGACCTTTTCTGTGGTTGTTGCGCCCCCGATACCTTCTACGGATTCTACCACGTATCGAGACGTGAAGGGCTTATATTTAGACCTTTCAGCGATACGGACACCTGCCCCGCATACTTGACACCGTAAAGATGATTTTCGGTGCTGAAAGTAAAGTTCATTTCAAATCAATATAGCCTACTACCAGTCACCGCATCCCTGCTATGGCAGCTTCTATATTTCGTTATCTTGGTTAATCTTGTACGGCTTATGAATTACACCGTAAAGGTTTTCACATACTTGTCAAAGAACTAATCAATAGTGCCCTACCCGATTCTCGCTATCAGTTGCCGTTCAATCCGTCAATAGGGCTGTCGTGCGTGATATAATCGTGTGATTAATCATCATAAAAGAACTTCTCGCCCGGCTTTCTGAAAAGCCAGTAGCTTGCATACAAGCAGCCTAATACTATCAATGCCTCTATCATACTGCCATTCTATCAAGTTGAAACTCTATATAATCAATCTCTTCTTGAATAACCTCTAAGGCTTCTTCTTTCGTATCGGTGTTGCAGAAAACGCATGCCTCCGCATCAGACATTTTATCCACCTCTTCAAGTTCTTCACAAGCCTTATCTAAAGCCTTTTCAAAGGCATAAGCTTCTATACTATCACATACTCTATAGTTTCTCATATCAGGCAATTTTTAAAAGGTTAGCTTTCTTGTAGCATCTGAACTCTTGGCGTTCTGTGTCGAAATAGGTCTGGACTGTATCGTTCTTCTTTCTGTTGTCAGTACCAGTGATGGTAGGCATCAGCTTTTCATTTAGTGTACCGTAGGCTTCTCTTACAGAACCATCCACCTTTTGAAAGTAGAATTTCACAATCTTGCTTTTCATCTGCAATTTCAATTTCATGTTAGCCCAAGCGCACTTTAATGCTTCTGACATCGTAAAACCGTTCTTGCGAACGAACTGCCATGCAAGACTCATAACTTCGTGTAAAAAATTCTTCGTGCTCATAATCGTGTGATTTAATATGTTTATACTATTGCACCTTATTTGTAAGTTGCGTATCTTTGTATCGTTATCGTGATGCAAAGATACTGATTTATTTTCAGTA